CTCAAATGATTACGGATGGTGATCTGGTTATTCCAGAGTATAAACCACAACATCCTCTTGAGTTAGAAGTTAAAAAATATATTAAAGATAGAAAAGAAGTACAAAAGGGCGATGTCCTCATGGGTCTTTGTCAAGAAGACCTTCGTGCTATGGAATTGAAGCAGCACGAAACAACTTTCATTAATGTTTTTACTTTCTTCAACATTTCTGTAGTCAGAATGAAGAGAGATGTATTCGATACTCTTAAGTCTGGACTAAAAAGATATATCGAATTTACTCCAAAAGAACTACATGATGGTATCAACTATCAAGGTGAAATTAGGTCTTACTCAAAGGACTACGAAGGATACATGGATGATGATGGGGAAATCAAGTATCAAAAAGTAAAAAACCCCATGACCCAATCGAAGATCGATAATGCTTTGATCTTCATGAAGAAGATGGCAATTCTAGTCATCGAAAGAGAATTTGAACTTCGTTTCAAGAACTTCAAAAACTGCCATGATGTAGAACAAGAATCTTGGGCGTATCAAGTTCCCGAAGCAAAAGAACTACTAAAAAATCCCGATGCGTCTACACCATTCCTCAATATTCTAGCAGTAACTAGAGGTATTGATAAGACGGTTCTTGCGAAAAAGGTCATCAAGAACCATGATAAATATGTATTGGAATACGCCGCATTGCTCGGTAAGTATCACGCTATTAAATCTCAATTCAAACATTGTGATAACATGTGGGATATGAACATCCTCTATGAGGATTACTTGAACGTTGGAATGCCATTCATTCAAGCAGAGAAAATGGGGCGTTGTGATTCTAATTACAACCGCATTGGGGATGAAGTAAAGTATGGAACCTTCGGATTCTAGTGAACTAGTAGCACTAACCAAAGATAATATTTCAAACGATCAAATTATCCAAGCTGCTATTCACTTGCAGCAAGGACAAACACGCTATCAGAATAACACGTTTGTTGTTGGATCCCAAGTAACGCCGTACAAAAAAGTTCAACAGGCGTTGCTTGAATTGGAAACAAGACATCAAGTTGATGTCGAACTTCATTACAAATACAAACTGTGCTTGAATGATAAGAAAAGACTAGAAAGATCTCTGAAGCTTGAAAAGTCTCTCGAAAATCCAGATGACCTGGAGATCGAAAGACTAGAAATTGAACTGGAAAGAAAAAATTATGATCTCACTGTTTACGAAAGAAAATTTGTCACAGTAGAAAGAGAAATCTCTGAGTTCTGTGACATCGTTCGTGAACATATGGATGAAGGTGTCGATATGGAATACTATCGACTGACCCAGGAACATGAAGACAGGCAGTATTGGATTGCTAGAATGGCAAAACAAGCTGCTGTTGATGTACATGCTATTGGAAGACTAGGTAGTGGTAATCTAGATTCCATTCTTAACATGCCCAAGGAAGATCAGATTTCTGCTATCCGTGGTGCTGTGGAACATGCTACACTATTGACTGCAGGCATTGAAAAAATGCAGCAACGTATGCTTCCTGAAGTGAGAAAAATTATGGAAGGAGCATATGATGATGTCGCACTTCCAACTCTTCTAGGAGAACAACTATCAAACGAACCATTAAAACTTCCTGAGGTAAAAAATGTCACAAGTGAAAAACTCCGTATTCAGTCTCCCAATAAATCCCAAGCTTGATAAAATCTTTGTAGATTCTGTTGTCATTCCTTGGTTGATGAAATATAGAGGTTTTGTTAAAGACCTGTATTTTACCTGTAGAATGCCCCCATTTGAGCAAGATGCAATGGGTGACGTTTTCAATGGAGACACCAGGCAACTACTCTACAATGCAATTGTAATCGCCAGAGAAGCAGAGTTGCCTCTGTCAGCAACGTTCAATAACATTTACGTTCGCCCTGACTTAGAGACACTGGATTTGTTCGTACACAACTTCCGTGCTGTCTATGAAATGGGAGTGAAGATTGCTACAATCCCACACACCAGTTGGGTTGCTACTGGTATCTTGCAAAAAGAATTCCCAGAACTGAAAATCAAGAACACAATTCTTAGGAACGTAACTAAGGCGAATGAAATTGTGTCTCTTGCTAAGGCAGGGTTCCACTACATCAACCTTGATAGAGATCTGATGCGAGATAGAAATGCACTTTTGGAGATCAAGAGAGCAAAGGAATACTGTGCTGAGATTGGTAAACCCGTAGAATTATCCATCCTTGCAAATGAAGGATGTTGGGGTGGTTGCTCTATGATGGATGAACACTATCATTTCAATAACACCAGAGGAAATCAAGCACCACAATACTTCATGGATCCTATTAGTACAAATTCTTGTTCTAAGTGGGACATTGAAGATAGTGCATCTGCTCTAAAATCCGCAAACTTGCCACCATGGCGTGAAGATTGGGAAGAGTTTCTTGATCTAGGTATTGATGTTTTCAAAATGCATGGCAGAGAAAACTCCATGCGTTTGAAAGAAAGTATGGATATTATTGAACGTTGGGCAAGAAAAGAAGATCTTCTGTTCCCAGAATTTGATGATTACATGGAGGATCTGGAAGTCAAAGATGCTCCTATCAATCTATGGAGAGAAAAGATCAAAACATGTAAGTTTGATTGTTGGGATTGCCACTATTGTGAAGCAGTAGTAGATTCTTCCCTCAAGAAAAAAGGAGAAACAGATAACATTGAAGAGTATACTCAGCGTTCTATGGATGCGATTGATGATGCTCTGAAAAATAAATCTAAGTTTAGACCAGAGGTATATTCTGCACGAGGTTTGAGTTCTCCTAGAGTAAGACACCTTCTTAATAATCTTTGTTCTTATGATGATTCTGTCTATCTAGAACTAGGCACTTACATGGGCAGTACATTCTTTGCTGCTATCATGGATAACAAAATTCCATGTTTTGGTGTAGATAATTTTTCAGAACCAAACTGTCAACCAATGACTAAAAATGTGTACTGGACAGAATGTGGCAATCCTCTAGAAGAATTCAAAGTTAACTTTGATAAGTATGAGAATGGAGAAACCACGTTCATTGGCACATCGATTAAGGATCTTAAAGAAGAAGATTTTGAAGGTAAGAAACCCAATGTCATTTTCTATGATGCTAACCATGATTATGTTGAGCAACTCAATAATCTAAATCATGTACTTCCTTTCTTGGCAGACAAGTTTATCCTAGTTATTGATGATGCTAACTTTGATGGTGTTGTCGAAAGTGCTATTCAGTTTGTATCAGAAAACAAGTTGGATGTTTACTTCGAACGTAAACTTCTAAGCGGTGTCATTGAAAATCCACACCATTGGTGGAATGGTGTTTATATCATGGTTCTTGAAAAAACAAATGAAGATTAAATCAGCGGAAAAAATCAAGTCTCAAATTATGGATCTATTCGTAGTACCAATAGGTCTCTACGAATATCCACACCATAAAGAATGGAAAAAGGTAGTATACGAAATTATCCAAAAATATAGTGACACTAAGTATGAGATGCCAGAAGATCAAGGTGGCATCCAACACTTCTTTAATTCATATGACCAAGACATTTTTAGAAATGTAAAAGAACCAGAATTTCAAGAAGCTATTAGAGACTTTGAGTTGTTTACCAAAACATGTTTAAACTCTTTCTTTGTTGACACCTTTGGTAAAGCAGAATATAATGAGATGTTAATTACAAATAGTTGGATTAACGTTACACGAAAAGGAAATTGGTTAGACCAACACTTCCATGGTAATTGTATTCTTGCTTGTAATTATTTTGTAAATTTTAAAGAGGAACATACTCCCTTACAATTTTGCAATCCATTCAGACCCAATGGTACACATCCAGCATTTTCTATTAACACAGAAAATCATACACCATACACAGTTCCAACTATTGCAACTAATGCACAAGAAGGAACTTTACTTGTTTGGCAATCTGGTTTATACCATGGGTTCAATCAGGTAAAGAATGACTATAGTGAAGAAAGAATTACGCTAGCTATGAATGCTTGTCCCGACATTGTTACTACAGGACCATACAGAATTAAGATAGGAGTTTGTGATGAAAGTAATTGATCCTCAATTATTTGAGGTAAACCACCCTCAACACTGGGAGGTTGAAGAAAAACATATTGGCAATTTTAAGAACAAACTTGTCATTATTAAGAATTGGTTTGTAAACCCAGAACAACTTAAGTTGTTTGCTAAGTCTGTAGACTATGTTGACACCACAAAAGGACAAGTTACCAATCTACCTGGATATCTTCACCAGATTGGAAACTATAGAAATCAATTGTATTCTCCTGTAAGATTTGCCTGTAAGCATTACTTCACTGCTAGTGATGATCTACTGAGACATCCAGAGCAAAGCAATTTTACTTTGCAGATGTATGATCCTCAGGATAAAGTAAGGTTTATGAGTTTGTATCCACACTCAGACTACGTTAGATATGCTTCTGTATTGTCATTCAATGAAGATGATGACTATGATCACGAGATACCAAATGGAACTGCATTCTGGCGCATTAAAGAAACTGGGGAAGAGTATGTAACTGCCGAAAGGAATTACAGAACAGAAAGAATTGCAAACAAAGTGCAAGCAATGACTTCCTTCGATCCTGCTAACGTAAAATTAAAAGAGTGGGAAAGATATCACGTTGAACCACATGAGTTCAACAGCATTATATTCTATGAAGGTGCATTGTGGCATAGTCCTTATTTTTCTAAGGAGGGTTGGCACACCAATAGATTGACATTCAACGCTTTCTTGAGATAATAAATATAATCACATATCATTTGCACTGATAACTATGGATCCCGCAACACTAAAAAAGAACTTCGAAGATCAGATTGCTGAAACTGATAAACAAATCAGCGAACTGGAAACAAACCTAACTAAGGCAAAAGAATACAGAATTAAACTCCAAGGTGGTCTCGAAACTCTCGGACTACTAGAAGGAGAAGGAGCAGCACCTGAAGGAGAACCTGAAGCACCTGCTGAATAAATACTAAATCCCTTCTTCCTAAATAGGTAAGAAGGGATTTTTTGTGTGTAATGGCATCTCCAAATTCAAGAGCTGAACTCATCACATATTGTAAGAGACAGCTTGGTGAGCCTGTCCTCCAAGTCAATATCGATGACGAACAGGTCAACAACGTTATTGATGATACCATCCAGTTCTTCCAAGAGAACTGTTACAATGGTATGGAGCGTGCATATCTATTCCATGAAATCACTGCTGACGATAAGACAAGGTTTGCTGCTAGTGTAACAACAACTAGTGGTACAACTGACTGGAAAGAAACAACAAATTATATTCCAGTCCCAGATCATGTAGTTGGTATCACTAGAGTATTTGGTCTTGTCAGCAATTCAATCCGTTCCAATCTTTTTGGCGTTGAGTATCAGTTGTTCTTAAATGATCTCTATGCATTTGGATCACTTGATATCCTTAACTATTACATGAACAAGCAGTATCTAGAAACTCTAGATATGGTTCTGAACAACGGAAGCTTCCAGCAATTCAGATACACAATGCGTCGTGATCGTCTCTATATGGATCTTGACAAAGACTTCCTCAAAGAAGGATCCAATATCCTGATTGAGTGTCATCGTCTCATTGATCCTACAGATGCTACTGAGATGTATAATGATATGTTTGTCAAGAAGTATGCTACCGCACTCATGAAGAAGATGTGGGGTATGAACTTGATCAAGTATAACAACGTCCAGTTACCTGGCGGTGTTACTCTCAACGGCAGAGAGATCTACACAGACGCACTAGCAGAAATTGAGAAAATCGAAAGCGAAGTTCTCAGCAAGTATGCAATTCCACCAATGGATATGATCGGATAAGATGCCTACCAGTCCCTACTTTCC